GAGGGAGCCGCCCGCCGACAGGGTCACGCCCTCTGGCAGGGTCGTCAGGCTGCGGAGGTCGAGGGAGCCGCCCGCCGACAGGGTCACGCCCTCTGGCAGGGTCGTCAGGCTGCGGAGGTCGAGGTAGCCGCCCGCCGACAGGGTCACGCCCTCTGGCAGGGTCGTCAGGCTGCCGCGGTAGAGGGAGCCGCCCGCCGACAGGGTCACGCCCTCTGGCAGGGTCGTCAGGCTGCAGAGGTAGAGGTAGCCGCCCGCCTGGATGTGCAGTCCATCGACCGTGTAATCGACGGAGCGGGCATCCAGATAGGCGAGCAACGCGGCGAACGTCATTGTCGCGGAGGCTGTTTTCTCGGCGCGAGGCATCAAGCTGCCCTTTCCAGTTGGGTTTGAGATGCGGGAGGGGTGGAGCCCGTGATGTCTGCGGCCATGGCGAAGAACCGGCTGCCGATGGTCGGGCGGGCCTGTGAGATCAGGTCGAGTGCCGCGTAAAGGGCCTCTTCGGCCTGGATCAGCAGGGCGTCCTGACGAACCGGGTCACAGCCCTGAAAAGCACGGGCCGTGATGATCGCGGTGATTGCAGCCTCGGCCTTGTCAGCGGCGATGAAATGAGGGTCGCGGGGGGTCATGCCGCCGCCCGATCGGAAGCAGCACCCAAGGCGCGGAAATAGGCCTCGCCGTTGCGTATGCACTTGCGGCACTCGGCCACTTCACGGCGGAAGCGGAGGGCCATAGCCCCGTCTCCCATGCGCTCGGCAGATGCGAGGCACTGACGCGAGCTTTCCAGCCGCTCGCGGAGGCGGGTCAGTTGCGAGGTCGCCTCATCCGTCGTCTTGGTGCCGAACGGATAGTGGCGTTTGCAGAAGGCCTGAAAGTCACCCTCGCTGGCGAAGAAGCCCGGCGACAGAGGGTGCGGCGTGCCGGCGCGACGTTGATTGAAGCTGTAGTCATCGGCAGTCTGGGCGGCGGTCGTTTGCATCGGTGCGCTCCTCGTTTGTGCAACGAGTTATGCGTTATGCATTTTCGCACGTCAACGCATTTTGCATAGGTCTCTGTGGTTTTCTTGGGCAAACGGGGAAAATGCTAATGAGATCGGTGATTTTCGGCGTCTTGGCCGCAGTGGCTTTTGGCAGCGCGGCGACTGCGCAGAGCTTTGACACGCTAGAAGAGGCGTGGTCGGTCGCCGCTCGCAACGGTGTTGATCCGGCAACATGGACGGCAGTCACTCAAGACGAGAGATCGGCCGCGTTTATCAAAAATACGCCAGAGGCGGCTGGCCCCACAGTTCATTGGGCGGCGATGATTGATGCCGACGAGTTGGATTTCTCACTCTTTCTGCTCGATTTCAACTGCCGAGATAACCGCTATCGCTTTCTTCAGCAAAGCAGCCGCGATTGGCGGGGCAACAACTTGTCCTCAGGCGGCGCAACCGATTGGGCGTATGCCGATCCTGGCAGCGTCGCGGAGTCTCTCTTTCGCCAAGTCTGTCCGCTGGCGGTCATTGTCCCAGGCCCGCCCGTCACATTGCCCATTGAACCTAGACGCGGATCATAGGCTTTCGCTGAACTGGCCGAATGACGTAGCTGGACACGACAACCCCAATGATCTCGTGGCCGTCGTCGGCGTCCGCGTCGCGCGCTAGGCGCACGGGGGCCTGAAATGCTGGATCCGTGGATCGAGGCCAAAGGGACACCCCGGCCTTTTCCTGCACCACCTCTTTAACGGTAGTCTCCGCCAGGCCGTTGCGGACGTGCCGAACGATCACGTGGTCGCCGTCTCGAATGCCGATCTCTGCGGCTGGGCACACGATGACGATTGTGCCGTCTGGATAGACCCGGTTCATGGACTCCCCGACGATCCGCAAAGCGTAAAGCGAGGCCGCCTCAAAGCCAGGCAGAACAAGCGGCACGAATCCGGCCGGCTCGGGATCGTCGGGGATCACCGCGAACAACCCAGCTTGGACGGTGCCCAGCACCGGCACCATGCGATTGACCGGCACTGGAGCGGAGGCGACCCCCTTCCCCCGTCCGTAAAGCAGCCACTCCGGAGTGCACCCGAAGCGAGCCGCGTAACTCTCTGCCCGTGATTTGAAGCCGCGTGATCCGTTCTCATGAGCGGAGTATGTGGGGTAAGGTACGCCAAGAGCGGTCGCAGCTTCCGCCGCAGACTCGAATCCCGCCTTCGATCTGGCTTCGATGAGTCGCTCGGCTGGGGTCATGCGCATTGGCTAATCGCCCGCGCTATGCAAAAGGCGTTTACACACGCCAACACATAATGCATAGATGACCTATGCGAAGCCATCAAACCATCATTCGGGACTTCGGCGCTGACAAGCTGCACGATCTCCTGCCGGTCAAGCCGTCGATCTACACGGTGAGATCGTGGGAGGTGCGCGGAAGCATCCCCGCGCAGTGGTGGGCTGCTTTGGTCGGCCTGAACGTCGCCACGCTGGATGAGCTGGCTAAGGCCGCGCCGCAACGCAAGCGGTCGCGTCAGGACCAGGCCGCATGATTGCCGTATTGCTTGCGCTCCCCTGTGGACGAGCCGCTGTCATTGATGAAAGCGACGCCGAGTCCGTGCGGACCTATAAGTGGCGGTCGGTTCCCATGATTTCCCACGGGAACGGGACACGTATCGGCTCTTATGTGCGAGCGCGAATAAATGCGTCCGACGTCTATCTCCACCGCTTTCTTCTTGGTGCGGACCGCAGGATGCAGGTCGATCATATCGATCGCGATGGCCTCAACAATATTCGCTCCAACCTGCGGATCTGCACGCCATCTCAGAATAGCGCCAATCGGATTGGGAAGCGCTCCGCGTCGGGGTTCAGAGGGGTTTACGAGACAAAACGAGGTCGATGGACTGCGTGCGTCCAGAAAGAAGGTGTGCAGCACCGGCTCGGCACTTTCGACTCCGCTATCGATGCGGCGGTTGCGTTTGATGATGCTGCCCGAGAGCTTCACGGCGAGTTTGCGTGCCTGAACTTTCCCGCCCTTGCGACGGCTGCTTAACACCATGCGCCCGGGTGTTCTCACTCATTCCCATCGCGACACGGCTCCCTCGGTATGTCGCGTAGGCCGCGCTCTCCGCCCTCCCCATTCCGGATTGAGCGCGGCCGACCCCATTCAAACGGCAAAGGGGGCCGCTGATAACGACCCCCCTCTCCCTGTTGTTTCAGATCCATCAATCTCGCGTCCGCGTCGTGAAGCTCTGCAAAGCCTCACGCCGCAATATCTCGGCATCCCGCCAGTAGTAGCTTGTCGCAATGACCGTGCGGGTTCTGAAGTCCACCACGATCAGCATTCCCAAGTCCTCGTCCCCAACCCCGCCCGTTCATCGGTGCGGCCCGTCTCCGGTGTCCTCTTATGAGCCACACCGGAGAGAGTTTCTTGGCTGACGATTGGCACGAATCGACACGCAACCTCGGCGGGGTGCTGGCGGCATTTCTACGCGCCCGCTTCCCCCGCGACACGATCAAGCGGTCTGCCCAGGCCCTTGATTGCACCCTTCCCGCCGCTGCCAACGCAACGAAGGGCCATGCCTCCGAACGCATCCTGACGAAGGCTTTTCAGGCTTGGCCTGACGAGTTCGGAGACGCGGTGACGGAGGCCTTCACCGGACAGACCCGCGCAGAGCGGATTCAGAAACTCATAGAGGAAGAGGCCCGTGATCATGAACGGAAACAAGCCGCCCGTGCTGCTTCTCAGCGATTGGAGGAGCGCGCCCTGGAGCTGCTTCGAAATCGTCGTCGGGAGACTGCTTAAGGCCCTCGGCTGGGGCCTGCACGAACGCGGGGACCGGCTTGTTGCGCGGGCTGTCGAGCGCCTTTCGACCGCCAGATAACCACCACCACCAGAGGACTGATCCCATGAAAAAGACCGCCGCCATTCTCGCTTTAACCGTCGCCGCGTCCATCGGCCTGTCGGGCTGCTATCGCACCGCCGCCGACAAGGCCGCCTACGACGCGACTTATGACGACAAGCCCGCCGCCGTCACCTGCTACGCCTACGGCGTCCTGACGTTCGAAGGGTTCAGCACCGGCAAGGTGATCTACGACGAAGGCGGTCGCCTGACCTTTGTGGACCGCGCCAACGGTCGCCTGACGACGCTGGAGGGCGAGTGCCGCGTCGTTTACGCGCAATGACCACCCGCACCGTCCTCACCTCCGCCCGCGACTTCATCACTGATTTCGCAGCGGCCCACGATGCCAGGTCCCCGATCGACGGCCGCATTCGCATGTCACGGCTTGCGTCCAATGCAAATAGCGAGATCGCCATGATTGATGCCCAGATCGCCCTACTGGATGCAGCCCATGCAACTGCCGTTCCTGTGACGGGAGACGCGGCATGATGGGTCGCTTCCTCGCCCGCCGCCGCCTGTCCAAGGCCCGCGCTGCCTATGCTGCCGCCCTGGCAGAGTACGAGCGAGCCGACGAACTCCAGGACACCCGCCGCATGGGTGCTGCAACCGGGCCGCTTCAACGCGCTCACGCCGCCATGCTCGCGGCTGAGGTCGCGGCTTTCCCGCTGCCGAACCCAATGCCGCGCGCGGCTGAACTGCGGGGGTCGCGATGACGCCCAGTCAGCACGCCTGCCTTACCGCCATTAGAGACCTGACTGTGGACGGTGTCGCGCCGACATTTCAGGAGCTGGCAGACCACCTAGGGCACGCCTCAAAAAGTTACGTTCATCATCTGGTGAACGCGCTCGAAGAGCAAGGCTACGTTCGGTATCCTTTAGGTCGGCGCTCGCGTCGAAATATGGAGATCGTCGGCGCTCCTGTTCTCTGCGACAGCACCATTGCTCGTTTGAGCATCGAAGAGCTCAAGTCACTGGATCGCCGCGTCTCCAGGGCGCTCGCGATACGACAGTCCCTCTCGCAAGCGATGCAGGAGGGCTCCGCATGAACGTCCAGACCTTCACCGTCCAGAGGTGCTTTCGCAACGGATTCGGCTGGGTCGTCACGATCCGTGGAGAGCAGCGACTATTCCCGATTGACGATGAAGTTCCGGAAGGATCGGCCGTCACCATCAAGGGCAACCGAGCCTTTAAGGCGGTGCTGAAATGAGCCTCTACACCCCGCCCTCTGGTGGTGCGTTCGCCACGTCCAAGCGCGGCGGCTTCACGAGCGAGGAAATCCGCGAGATCAAAGCGCATCGGGCAAAGGAGCGACCGACGCCCTGGGCTGCACTCGCCCGTCGGTTCGGGCGGTGCGAAGCGGACATTCGGGCGCTGTTTGCGCCGGTTGAGGTGGCGACGAAACCCGCACTCGACAAGCTGCCCGCTAGGCACGCGACGGGCCGGAAGCCACCGGCATGGACCCCTTCCGAGATCGCTATCTTTGCTAGGGTCCAGCGCCATGAACTCTCGGTCCGTAGCGCCTCGCGGCAGCTCGAACGCGCCCCCAGCAACGTCCAGTATTGGGTTGACCGTGGTGTCGGCATGGCGACGTGCGAAGATGAGCGGAGGGCCGCGTGACGCCCTCTGTCAGCTTCTCATTGCCCTTCCCGCCATCGGTCAACGGCCTCTTCGCCGGCAAGGCGCGTCGCTACCCATCTAAGGCATATAAGGCGTGGCGTGAGGCAGCGAGGCCGCATGTCCCCGGCGTTCTTGTCCCATGCCCGTACGTTCTCAGCCTTGTGTTCGACCGCCCCGACCGTCGGGCCAGGGATCTTGGAAACCTCGAAAAGGCGGTGTCCGACCTACTAGTGGAGCGCGGCGTCGTCATTGACGATAGCTGCTGCGAGCGGCTTGAGTTGGCATGGTCCGGCGAGGAGCCTCGCCGCGACCCTATCGTTAAGGTGACCGTTACTGCAGTCGCTCGCCGGTCAAACGATAATGAACTGCCCGAAACGGCGGAATGGGCTCGTAGGTTTGCCAGCGAACCGCGTCAGTCACAGATGGCCGCGCTTGGCGTTCTGGCGGGCCTCGTCGGTGATCCAGAGACGTTCCGACGTCTAGCTGATAGCTTGGACGCGGCGGCATGAAAGCCAGCGAGAAAGGGGTGGCCTGCCCCCGTTGTGGCAGCCCGCAAAACCTAGTGACGGACAGTCGTCCGCAACCTCAGGGACGATACATCCGCCGCCGCCGCCGATGCGACTGCGGGGAAAGGTTCACGACGATGGAGATCGTCGTGCCGAGGGGGTCTAGGGCGCTGGTCCTCAACCGCGAGGCAATGGCGTCCGCTGTTTTGGTGGAGGTGTCCAGCCGCCTTCCAGCGCTACTCGTGAGTGCCGTCAACCGTGCGTGGCCAGTGGGCCTGGACGACGACGATGCCTGACAACGTCACGTCATATGGCTCCCTTGTTGAGCGACGCTATCACACCACAGCTGATGGTGTGAGCCGCGCCGACGCTGGCCTGCGCCGGTTCGCTCGGCGTGAGGGTGACGCGGTGTATTGCCGCCGATGCGACGGCAACGGGTATCTGGTCCGCGACTCTGTGTTCGCCTCGATTCTGGACCCGATCAAATGTGGGCGCTGCGGCGGTGAAGGTCTGGAGCCTCCGAAATGAGCATCGCTCTCATGACAGAGGTATGGCGGCTGGACATGCCGACGACCGATAAGATGGTCCTCCTCGCGCTCGCTGACGCCGCAAATGACGACGGCGTAACGTGGATAGCGGTCGCCAGCCGCAAGGCGACGACCAAACTGGACCTATTGAAGAAGACCAACTTGAGCGAGCGGGCCGTTCAGGGCGCGTTGAAGCGCCTTGTCGAGAGCGGGCACCTGACGCGCGAGGACCGGATGGGCAAGGGAACTATCTGGACAATAACCCCCGCAGGAAATGCACCCCCGCACCTACTGCCCCCCGCACCTACTGCCCCCCGCACGACGTGCGCCCCCGCAGATAACGACACGAACCCCCGCAGCAGGTGCGGGGAAACCGTAAGTAACCATCAACCTACCTCAGAAGCTAAAGCTTCTTCGGTAGTGACGCGCGAGCCGAAAGCGAAAGCCTCGCGACGGTGCCCCGCCGACTGGTCGCCCAGACCTGCCGATCTGGCGGTGGCGGAGGGCGAGGGCTTCACCCCTGGTGAGATCGAACGAGAGCTGGCGTCGATACGCGACTGCGAGTTCCGCAACGCTCGTTCGGACTGGTCCGCCACCTTCCGAAACTGGATTCGCCGTGAAGCAAAAAACCGAAGGCCCCGAAATGACCGACCCGACAAACTCGCTGCCAAGCAGGAAAACCTCGCCAGAGGGTGGTCTAGTCCTGACCGGGCCGCTGAAATCGTGGCTTCTCGAAGAGCCCTCTGACGCCAAGGCGGTTGAGGTGATCAGCCGGTCGCCCATCCTGTTGCGGGAAGCCGAGGGCCTGACGACGGCAATCTGGCAAGAAGCCCGCCGCCCCGCCAGCGTCGAGCAAATCAAGTCCATCCTGGGCTCTCGGTTCGCGCTCTTCCCCCAGCCCGAACGTACCGACGGCGAGTGGGACATGTGGTGGGCGGATTACATCTCTGCCCTTGAAGACCTGACGCCAGCGGCCGTAGAGGCGGGAATGGCGGCATGGGTTCGGTCGATCGATGCCGAGTTCATGCCAAAGCCCGGCAAGCTCAGAGACCTGGCCCAAAAGACGCCCGTAGTGAGCCGCTGGACCCGAGCCCTTGATCGCATCCGCAAGGCTCTCCCGCCGATCGACACAACGCCCGCCCCCATGCCCGAACGCGAGCGCATGGACCCCGAGACCGTTGCCGAACTGATGAAGGACTTTCACGCCAAGATGAAGGCCAAGGAGCCGCCCCAGGCCCAAAAGCGGGTCCGACCGTCTCCACAAGCCGAAGTCGATGAGACCGGAATGAGCGCCGAAATGCGAGCGCTTCTGAACCGTCCAGATCCAGCCCAGAGAGCAGCAGCATGACCGCCAACACCGACCAGTTCGACAAGATTTGCGAGATCAGAGACCGCATGGCGCGACGGGCGATGCTTTCTGAAGCGTTCTTCGATGGCGTGATGTTTGCGCTTATGGAGCCCACGGCCAACCGAACTCCGCATAAGTTTGCTGAGGCAGTGGTTACGGCGTGTGAAGATTACGCTCGGAAGGCTGCACAATGACCCGACGCCGCAAGAAGCCATACGATCCAGCCGAAGCCGCGCGTCTCTCTGCCGAGCAAGCCGATGCCCGATCGGAGCGCGAGCGCCTGAACCGTCTGGGGATCAGCGTAGAGGTCGTAACCGAGACCGACCGCGAGACCGGGAAAAAGCATTGGGTCGCCAAGGGCCAAAACAAGGACGTGTTCCTGGTCCTGCTTGAGCGACGGGCGTTGGATCAGGCCGGGTTCGACGCTATCCGCCGATACGAGTCCGCGCACGACACCGCCATGGGGCACAACACCCCCGAGCGCCGGCCGGACCACATCAGGGCATCGGTCGAGGGAGCGCCAGGTCAGAACATCAGTCAGGCCCAGATCATCGCCTCGCATCAAGTCCGATGGATCGAAGGGCGGCTATCCGCGACAGAGCTGCGATTGCTGACGACCCTTCGGATGAACCCCCCAGGCATGTGGCACTCCGTTGTCCAGACCATCACCGGGGAGACAAACGATGACTGCCACGCCCCCCGCATTCGGGCTATGGCGGAGAACGTACGCGACGCACTCTACACCTTTGACCGATTGTCCAAGAAGGCAGCTTGACCGACCGGGCGGATCATGCCAACAAAGACCAACGTCGCAAAGCGCGACCCCAGAGGCCCCGCCCTAACCCGGCGCGGGCCTCCCGCAATTCCCCTCCCCGTATGTGTTCAGCGGCATAGCCAAAGGACGCGTTACGGCTCCAGCGACGCCAGCCCATCCGGCGGCAAAGCTCCTCGCAGATACACCCGTACAAGGCGATCCACGGGGCCGCTGATCGTGGTCTTGCCCCGTTCGTAGTCTCGAATGCTTTCCCCTGGATCGCGCCCGCCCAGCCCTAGCGCACGGCCCATCTCGGACATTTTCAGCGGACGGCCAAGACCCCACATGGTGCCGAGAGTGGCGCGGGCGTCGTGTAGTTCTGCGGGGGTCATGCAAGCACAATCTCCATATCCGTGTAGCCGTCGTGGTCTTCGAGGCGCGCGACGCCGCTGGAAATCAAAGCATCGACCGCCGCACGGTTGAACATGTTTCCGGGGATAGTGAAGGTTTGGCGGCCAGCGTGGAGAGCGCCAAGGACCTGTGCTTTTGCAAAGCTAACCCGGGCGTCAAAGTCGGTCATAGTGTCTCTCCGTGAGTGGGGCGCTGCCCCGTTCCAATGAAACCGTTATACGGACACGATCCGTAAGCGTCAACAGCAAAAGCGGATTTAATCCGTATTATTTCCGCCTCCAATACGGGCAGTGTCTGGTCGGCATAGCCAAAGGCCAGCACGGGGCGTGTGGATTCTACAGACGGAGGACCGAATGAGGATCACCGTCTTGCGGCGCGGCGGACTGTCCGTCTTTGGTGGCAGTTACGACGCCAAGCGCGACATGGCCTTAGCTAACACTGCCGCCCAGCAAGCCGTCACGGTAGAGTTCCCAGCCAGCATAACCAGCGCCACGCTCACGCCGGACGGCCTTACAGTTGGCGACGACACCGTAATTGACAACAAGACCACCTTCACAATATCCGGGGAGGGTTCGCTCCTCCTGATCGCCACCATGGGCGATGAACGACCGGCCGTTCGGATAGAGACGCCGAGACAGCAGGACGACGCCTATGGGGAGACCTTCTGACTTCACGCCTGAGATAGCGGAAGAGATATGCGACCGCGTCGCCAAGGGCGAAAGCCTGCGGACGATATGCGGCGCGGATCGCGACGACTTTACTCCATCAGAGCGGACCATCTATCGCTGGCTGGAAAGCGGGGAGCCTTGGGCGGCTGAGTTTCGTCAGCAATACGCACATGCGCGAGAAGCTCAGGCCGACGTGAAGTTTGACGAGGCTTGGGCGATCGCTAAGGCCGCGACGCCTGAGAATGTTCAAGTCGCCCGCCTTCAGGTCGATACGATCAAGTGGCAGGCGTCGAAGCTTGTCCCGAAGAAGTATGGCGACCGTGTTGACGTGTCCCATAGCGGGGAGGTCGCACATCGACACGATCTCAGCGGCTACAGCGCCGACGAACTTGACGCGCTTGAGAAGCTTGTCGCGAAGGGTTCCGACGCTTCAAGAGATCAAGGCTGAGCGCGCCCGGCGCGGGCTGATTGGGTTCACGTCCTACACGAACGAGAGCTACCAGCCGGCCGGGCATCACCGCCTGATTGCTGAGAAGTTGGAGGCCGTAGAGCGAGACGAGATCGACCGTCTGATGATCTTCATGCCTCCCCGGCATGGAAAGTCAGAGCTGGCGAGCCGTCGCTTCCCCGCCCGATATCTGGGCATCCACCCCAAGCGACAGATCATCGCGGCGAGCTACAACAGCGACCTGGCTACAGACTTCGGCAGGGATGTTCGCAACATCGTTGCCTCCCCTGAATATCCGGAGGTGTTCAGCGGAGTCGGGCTTCGTCCGGACAGCAAAGCCGCTGACCGGATGAACACCAACCACGGCGGCGTCTATATCGCTGCGGGCGTCGGGACGGCCACCACAGGGCGCGGTGCGCACCTGGGACTGATTGACGATCCCTTCAAAGACAGGGCAGACGCCGACAGCGAGTTGCAGCGCGAACGGGTCTGGAACTGGTATCGGTCCACGTTCTTCACCCGCCTTATGCCGGGCGGAGCAATCGTTCTGATTCAGACGCGCTGGCATGAGGATGACCTCGCTGGTCGATTGCTGGAGCAAGACGGCCGCATTGAGAACGGCGGCGAGTGGCACGTGTTGGAGCTTCCTGCCATCGGAGGTGACGGGTCGGCTCTTTGGCCTGAGTGGTATCCATTGCCCGCCTTGGAGCGCATCAAACGCACAATCGGTCCCCGCGAGTGGTCTGCGCTCTACATGCAGCAGCCGCAGCCTGACGAGGGCACATTCTTCCAGCGGCCGTGGTTTAGCGAGTGGTCGGACCTTCCACGCCTTAGCCTTTACGGCACGTCGGACTACGCGGTCACGGATAACGGCGGTGACTACACCGTGCACCGAGTTTGGGGTGTCGATAGCGACGGCATTCTTTATCGCGTCGATGGCTGGCGAGGGCAGACAGCCTCGGATGAGTGGATCGAGCGAAAGCTGGATCTGATCGCCAAGCACAAGCCGATGGCGTGGTTCGGTGAGGCTGGTGTGATCCAGAAGGCGGTCGAGCCGATGCTTCGCCGCAGGATGATGGAGCGCCGGGTGTTCTGCCGTCTCGAGTGGCTCCCAAGCATCCACGACAAGCCGACGCGGGCTCGCGGGTTTCAGGCCAGGGCTGCGATGGGGCGGGTTCGGTTTGAGCTGGGCGCGGACCTGTCGGAGTTCCTGTCTTTCCCGGCTGGCAAGCACGATGACGAAGTGGATTGCGCGTCAATGATCGGCCGTGCGCTAGATGAAGCGCACCCCGCCGTCGCTGACAGCCTACCTGTGAAGCGCCAGAAGTCGCGCGGCTATGACGATGACGAAGAGGGAGGGTCAAGTTGGAAAACGGCGTGACCGACCCTGCCAAGCTGGCGACGCTCTTATCTTACTATGACGAGGCCGAAGACGCATCGCGAAATGCTCGCGAGAAGTCCGAACGAGACCGCGACTATTACGACGGCAAGCAACTCACGGCCGAGGAAGAAGCCGAGCTAACGCGCCGGGGTCAGCCGCCTATCGCGATGAACCACATCCGCGAGCAGATCGATTATCTGCAAGGCTGGGAGAAGGAAAAGCGCGGCGACCCGAAGGCCTATCCGCGCAACCCGGATGACACGGCAGCGGCCGACGCGTTCACCGATGGGCTGCGCTACGTCGCGGACGTGGCGGACTATCACAGCGCCCGCTCAATGGTCTGGAAAAACGTCACGGTCGAGGGTTATGGCGGCGTCGAGTTGTCGGTCACCGACGACGGCAACGGCGGCTATGACGTCGCCACAGAGCATGTGCCTTGGGATCGTCTGGTTTACGATCCTCACTCAGCCAAGCCGGACTTTTCTGACGCCCGCTATCTGGGTCAGGTAATTTGGCTGGATGAGGAAGACGCGCTTGCACGGGTCGAGGCCAGTGGGGGTGATGCTGAGGCGGCGAAGGCTGTCATCGCGTCAACGCTGTCATCGACTGATCGCGGCGAGACCTACGACGACAAGCCGCGGAACACGATCTGGGCCGATCCGAAGCGTAGTCGCGTCCGCATCTGCGTCATGTGGGTCAAGAAGGGCGCGGACTGGCACATTGTGGAGTTCACGCGCGGCGGCATTCTGTCGTCAATGCCCTCGCCCTATCTGGACCGGAAGGGCAAGAGCCTGTGCATGATGGTGCTGGAAAGCGCTTATGTGGACCGGGATAACAACCGATATGGCGTCGTTCGTGACCTGATCGACCCGCAGGACGAGTCGAACAAGCGCCGGTCGAAGTCTCTGCACCTTCTGACGGTTCAAGGTGTGATTGCGGACCAAGGCGCTGTTACGGATAAGGATCAGGCCCGGCGCGAGCTGTCCCGCCCTGATTTCTTCATTGAGACCGTCCCGAACGCCCGGTTCGAGATCGTCAAGGGTCTGGACCTGGCCCAAGGTCAGGCGCTCCTGGGTGGGCAGGCTGTTGAATACATGGCTCGGCGCGGGGCGAATGCAGCATTGCGCGGCAAAGGCACGGAGAACCAGTCCGGCAAGGCCATTGAGGCGCAACAGGCTGGCGGATCCATCGCGCTTGGTGATCTGACCGACACGCTGCGCCGCCTTGATCTGCGCGTCTACCGCCTGATGGCCGCGCTGATGCAACAGTTCTGGACGGCGGAACGGTGGATCAGGGTCACGGACGATGATCTGTCGCCGCAGTATGTGGGCCTGAACGCCCCGGTGTGGGTTGACCAAATGACCGGCGAAGAGGGCGACGAGCGCGAGTGGAAGGCGAGGCAGGCCGAGGGCGCGGACCTTTCGGGGCTCGTTCCGAAAATGGACCCGATGACGGGCCAGCAGGCGACCAAGAACAGCCTTGCCGAGATGGACATGGACATCATCGTCGGCGACGCGCCCGACATGATAAACAACTCGGTCGAAAGCTATCAGGCGCTCACTCAAGCCATTACGGCCGCTGTCCAAGGCCAGTTCCCGCCGCCGCTTTTGCAGATGATCGTCAAGGCAAACCCGGCCATGCCGACGCGGCTCAAGAAGGAACTTCTCGACGTGATCGAGAAGATGAGCGCCCCCAATCCCGAGCAGCAACAAGCTCAGGCCGAGCAACAGCAGATCATGAAGGACAAGGCGGCGGCGGACATCGAAAAAGTCCGCGCCGACGCCTTCAGGAGCATGTCACAGGGCGAGGCCGCCGCACGGCAGGCCACTCAGCCCATGATGACACAACCCGATCCCTACCAAGGGCAACCCATCGCGGCATAAGCCGACGATCCGACCGCGCCGGTTAGCGCGAGAGGGCCGAACGTCGAGAGACAGTGCGGCATTCCCATGACGGATTTTGAAGACCAGCCGGCCCCCGAGGCCGAGAGCGCGGCTGCGCCCCAAACGCCGGTAATCCAGCCGGCCGAACAGGCGCAGCCGCAAGCGGAAGCCCCTCAAACCCCCGCCCCGGCCGGTAAGCCGGAGGAGCCGAAAGGCGAACACCCCTTCTGGTATCGGAAGGAGATCGAGAAGGAACGCAAGCGCGCTGCCGATCTCGAACGTCGGTTGCAGCAGGCGGAAAGCGCCAGGCCGCTTAGCCATGCGCCGGACCCACGGCAGGACCCGATCAGCTATTTCGAGCAGATGCGGGTTATCGACAATGTGGCCCGCTCCGAAGACCGCTTTGTGGATAAGCATGGCGAGCAGGAGTTCGAGGCCTGTAAGGACTGGCTCGCGACACGCCCCGACATCGAGGCCTGGGCCATCCAGCAGCGCCACCCGTGGGCCGCTGCACACCAGCAATACCAGCGAGAGAAGCTGAGCGCCGAAATCGGCGATGATCCGAACACGTGGCGCGAGAAAGAGCGCCAACGCATTCGAGACGAACTTCTTGCCGAAATGGGCGGCGCTGCTCCCGAACCGGGAGCCATGTCCGCGCCCCCCGCCCCTCGGCTCCCGCCTTCCGCAGCCTCGGCCCGGAGCGCCGCTCCGCGAGGCCCAATCCAACAGAAGTCACCCTTCAAAACCACGTTTGGGTGACCCCCGCCGCGTCGGAAGACGCCGCATCCTCAAAAGGAATTGACCAATGGCTGACACTCGCGCCGTAAGCGGTCTGACGCCCCAACAGTGGGATGATCAGCACTTCAACGAATACATCCAAGCGGATATCTTTGGTCCGCTCATGGGTGAGGGCGAAAACGCCCCGATGCAGGTCAAGACGGACCTGACCAAAAAGAAGGGCGATTCTGTCACCTTCGCCCTGGTCAACCGTCTGACCCAGGACGCCACTACGGGTCGCAATACCATGGAGGGCAACGAAGAAGACCTGTCGACCCGTTCGTTCAAGGTCGGCATTCAACGTCGTCGCCATGCCGTCGTCGTCGGTGCCGTCGATGAGCAATACTCGGCGATCGGCCTTCGCAACGCCGCTCGTCCCGCCCTCAAGACCTGGGCGAACGAGGACACCCGTGACCGTATCATCGCGGCCATGGGATCGATCAACGGCGTCGCCTATGGGTCGGCGTCCGAGGTCGAAAAGGACGCTTGGCTGGTGGACAACCCGCAAACCCTCTTCGGTGGCTCTGTTTCGAACAACACGGGCGACCACTCGGCCTCGCTGGCGAACATCGATTCGACTAACGACAAGCTGACCCGTCGCGCCGTCGAACTGATCAAGCGTCGCGCCCTGGCCTCGCTCAATGGCAAGCCCAAGATGCGTCCGATCAAGGTGGCCGAAGAGAACAAGCGTCTCTTCATCGCCTATGCCCATCCGTTCGCGTTCCGTGATCTGCGAGCCGACATGGCGGACGTGCTGGATGATACCACGGCTCAGGGTGAAGCTCTGCGTCTGTTCGAGGGCGGCGATCTGCTCTGGGACAACGTGATCATCAAGGAGTTGGACGACATGCCGCTCTACACGGGCGTCGGGGCGGCTGGCATCGATGTCGCGCCGTTCTACCTGATCGGGGCGCAGGCCATCGCCCACGCCAAGTGCTCCAACTGGAAGACCACGGAGCGCACATTCGACTACGGCGAAAAAGTCGGCGTTCAGGTCGCGGTCTTCGACGGCTTCGACAAGCTGCGTTTCGGCACGGGCGAGAACGACACCGAAGATCTGAAGGATTCGGGCATCGCGACCGGCTTCTTCTCGGCGGTCGGCGACACCTGATCCACGGCGGGGCAGGCACGACGCCTGCCCCGTACCTTCCCACACTGACATGAAAGGAGTTCGCTGATGGCGGCTCAAACCTTCACGGGAACGCGCGCTGCGGTCGATTTCCCGGTCTACTCCGGCACCTATGGCAACCTTCGGGTGGCCCGTGGTGCGTTCACGCTGACCGAAGTTCCTGAGGTCGGCGACAAGTATCGTCTTTGCCGTCTCCCGGCAGGCGCGGTCGTGGTTGGCGGCTATTTTGCGGCCACGGACATCGATACCGGCACCGAGACGCTGGACATCGATCTGGGCTGGGCCGCAAACGGCGTCGAGGTCGCCGACCCTGACGGCCTGGGGAACTTCGGCCTGATTTCTGGGGACTCGCCCGGCGTCGATATCACCAACGGCATCGTTGCGGTTCAACGTGCCCTTGGGTTCGTCTCCCCGCCCGCTTTCTCGTCCGAGACCATCGTGGAAGCGACGGTTGTCGCCGTTGCGGCGGCGGGCGGCACCGGCACCGTCGCCTGTGTCATCTACTACGACGTGCCCTAATGAAGGCGCGGTTCATCGGTGATCCGCGCAACAACGGCGAGGGGGCTCCGGCCCTCTCGTTCGGCGGCGTGACGTTCGCCAAGGGCGAATGGGCGGATGTGCCAGCGTCCCTTGTGGCCAAGCTGACCGGCAACAGCCATTTCGAGGTTGACGCCAACGCGGACGGTCAGGCCGACCCCGATCTGGACGAGGCCCGCGCGCAACTCGACGCTCTGGGTGTTAAGTATCACCACAAGGCGGGCTTGGCCAAACTGACCGCTTTGCTTGACGAAGCGACGCGGCCGGAAGCCTAAGACGTGACCCGCGTCGATCTGATCAAACAGGCGCTTGAGAACCTCAAGGTGATCGACGCCATCCAAGAACCTGCCGCAGAGGATGCGGCAGTGGTCGGGCGACGGCTGAACCAAGAGACGGCGCGCCTCTCTGAAATCGGCCTAGTGTGGTGGTCAGCCGACGAAATCCCTGAGTCGGTCGCTGGGGCCTTGGCCGATCTGGTCGCCGCTCGCTGTCAGACGACATTCGGCAAAACCTACGACGCCACGGACGCTGAGGCGCGGATAGCGGCCGTCAAATCATCCGCCCAGAACCCCACGGTTCGGGCGCTCTACTACTGAGGGACACGCATGGCCACGGTTCATATCACTCTTTCACAGGTCGGCGGGGTCGCGCTTTCCGGAACGGAAATGCCCGTCGCCAACTCAATCCCGATCGCAGCTGACACCCTTGCGACGAGTGCGATATCGGCCCAATCGAGCATCACCGCTTCAACGGACGCGTTGGCTGGAAAATCTGCTTTCTGGACTGTGACCGCTACGGGCAATGTCTATGTGAGATTCGGGAGCAATCCAACGGCAGTAACAGATGCCGGCTGGCTGATCCTGGCAGGCCAAACGCGCGACTTTGCCGTGACCGCTACCGGCGAGAAAGTCGCCGTAATCGACGCCTGATGCCTCGCATTCCGCTCCAGATTGGTAGGCAGCAGGGCGAGGCCGCCTCCCCTGCTGTGTCGTCGGAGCGGCTCGTCAACGGCTATCTTGAGCAAACCCCTCAAGGTCGCGCTCCCGCCCCCGTCTATGGCACACCGGGCCTGGTGGCTTTCTCGCTTCTGACCGGCATCCGCGCGCAGTGCGAAGCGGCCGGTCGATTGTTCGCCGTTTCGGCGGATGCCTTAAACGAAGTGTTTGACGACGGATCGTTCGACGAGCTCGGGGCGATCCCTGCGGGGACAGTGGACATTGCGTCGGATGGAACCAACGTGGTCGTGACCGTCAACGGTTCGATCTACGTCTTTGATGGCACTACAGTAACGCAGGTCACTGACCTGGACGCGCCCGCCGCATCGTCGGTGGAGTTTCTGAACGGGTTCTACGTCTTCACGGAAGACGGCGCTGAACAGTTCTTCATCTCCCCCCAGGCAAACCCAGGCGGCGACTACGACGCTTCGGACTTCGACAGCGCCGACACCTCGCCAGACAAGCTGGTCAGGACGCGCCGGGTCGGTCGAGACTTGCTTCTCTTTGGCAGGCAATCGGTCGAATTCTGGTATTACTCGGGTGACGCGACCTTCCCGATCAGTAGGTATGCAGATACGCCCCTTGATGTTGGCTTGGCGGGCGTCAGGGCAGAAGCGCGGTCCAATGAGTCCATCTTCTGGCTGGCCAGCGACAAAACCATCCGACGCCTAGACGGACGGACCGGCACTCGGATCAGCACGTTTGCGATGGAGACTGAAATCGCGAGCTGGGCCGATGTGTCTCTGACCGTCGCCACTTCGCACGTTTGGCAGGGCCACCTGTTCGTGGTGTTCCGCAACCCTGATGGCTGCGTGGTCTGGGATCAGGCGACGCAGCTATCACATGAGCGCCGGTCTTACGGCTTGCCCACCTGGCGGGTCTCGCACTACGCCTATGCCTTTGGGAAGCACGTCTTCGGCGGCGAAAAGCTCTACGAGTTGGGCGGCTACGATGAAGACGGCGCACCTTTGCCCTTCGAAATGGTCACGCCGTGGCTGGATAACGAGGGCGAGCGCTTCTCTGTCGATGAAGTCGAGCTTCGTATGGAAGCCGGAACCGGATCTCTGACTTTGGACCCCAAGGTCACCCTTTCGCGAACGGAGGACGGAGTTGAGTTCACCACACCTCTAATGCGCTCGTTCGGCAAGCAGGGCGAGCGATTCCGCTTGGTCAAGTTCTCGCGGCAGGGATCGAGTCGGGGTTGCGCGTTCAAGGTCAGGATCACAGACCCAGTCAAACGCGTCGTGTATTCAGCATATGCGCAGGTGTCCTGATGGCCTTGCTGCCCAAACTTTCGGCTCAATCGCCCATAGCGCGCCCTGGTTCGTTGCAGCCGACGACAGGCTTCCTGAACTTCATGGAAGAAACGCGGCGGGCGCAGCTTGAGACCGATGCGGGTCAGCAGGCGTTGATCGATGCCCTTGCGGCGCAACTGGAGTTGATCGTCGCCGTGCAGGAGGCGCAGGCGGTTCAACTGGATCGGCTCAATCGATCCCTGATTAGCACGTCCCATGCGAACGGGCTGACAATCAGTGCCGAGGCCGATGGAGCGACGGCCAGGGCGACGATCTCTGATCACGTTCGTGTCTATGTTGACGGGACGGTATCTGTAACCGGCGGCGCGCGAACGGCGCTGGATTACGGGACGCAATACGCATTCTATTATGACGACGAAGAGCGAGAGGGCGGTGCGGTGGACTTTCTGGCCACAACCGACGCGACCGCTGCTGTGACGAGTTCAGCGAACCCTTATCGCCACTTTATCGGCGTGGTCATGACGCCAGCAACGAGCGGGGACCCGCCTACTGATGGCGGCGGCTCTCTTCCGCCCGGGTTCCCGCCGGGCGGGATCTACCGCGAGGAGATGCCGTGAGGGCGACCCCGCGCGACCTGGACAAAGTCGTTCGCCTTGGCGTCGAATTTCATGCCGCTTCCCCACACAGAATAGACGCGGTCGATCCCGATGGTTGGGCCGATACTGCCTCAAAGCTGATCGAGAGCGGCGGGGTCTTCGTTTCGGACGGCGGGATGATCGGTGGGGTCCTGGCTCCGCTCTACTTCAATCCCTCGGTCGTCTATGCATACGAACTGTTCTGGTGGGCACCTGACGGGAATGGCCTAACTCTCCAGCGCGAGTTTCGCGCCTGGGCAAAAGAACAGGGCGCGGCCGGAATACACTGGACGGCCCTTGCCGATGACAACTCGTCGCGGATGGACCGGATTTACGCACGTTGCGGCGCGGTGAAGACCGAAGTTGCCTACAGGGAGCGGTTCTAATGGCTATTGGCACACTCGCGGCGGTCGCGATCGGCGGTGGCCTGCTGGGTTCCGCTGCTCTGTCATCCAGCGCGGCAAAATCGGCAGGCAAACAGGTCTCGCAGGCCACGGATCAGGCCGCCCAACTCCAAAACCAGCAGTTTCAGCAAATGCTTGCGCTGCAAATGCCGGGCTACAACCGCGCCGAACAGGCGGCGGGCGTCTATGGCGCTGCGCTTGGCCTGCCCAGCATGACTGGCGGATCGTCGGTCTACCCAACCGGACAGACCGGGCCAATGACTGGCGCGATGACGGGAGGGGGTAACTGGCAGGGCTATCTTTCGGCCAATCCCGACGTTGCGCAGGCCATATCTCAGGGATCCTACGGCGGCCCCGGAGGAATCGAGGGCGCGGCGCAACGGCACTATCAGGAATACGGTCAAGCCGAAGGTCGCCAGCTTCCTGGCACGGCGGCGGCCCCGACGATGACAGGCGGTCAACCCGCCGTCACGCAACAGGGCATCATCGACCAGGTTCGAAACACCCCCGGCTACCAGGGCCAACTCGATCAAGGGATCAAGGCAATCGACCGTGCGGCCCCGCTGGTCGGCGGCATGTATTCCGGCCGGCGCATGAAGGCGCTCAATGACTACGGCCAGCAGACGTTCGGTTCATACTATCAGGACTGGCTCGGCAAGGTCGGAGGGATCGCCGGACAGTCTCAAGGCATCGCCCAGAATATCGGCGCAGCGGGTCAAGCCAACGCGAACAATGTAGGCGGTCTGATGGTCCAGGGGGCCAACGCCAAGGCCAACGCCACGGTCAACGGGGCCAACGCATGGACCGGCGCAATCGGCACTGGTGTCGGCCTCTACGGCGGCTCTCAAGGGTGGTTCGGACGATGAGCGCTTTTAACGAGGGCCTGATGACGGGTGCCCAGCTTGGGCAGGGCGCGTTCCGTCAACGGCAGGCGCGCGAGGTCGGGGGGCTGATGACCTCGGGCAATCTGACCGGAGCGCGCGATGCGGCGTATGCCCAAGGCGACCTCTCGACGGGATCAGCGCTGGACACCCGCGTCCAAGCGCAGGAAGCCCAGGCTCGTGCCGAAGGGCTGACCGGCGCGCTCAAAACAGGCGATTTTGAGGGCGCGGTTTCGTTTGCGCGCACACCTCAAGAGCTACAGGCCATTACCGCCTATCGCGACGGCCTGACGGAAGCCGAGCGCGCTACAGCGGCTCGTAATGCGGCAGGTTTGGCCTCGGCTATTCAGTCGGTCCAAGGCCTTCCACCTGAACAGCAGCTAGCAGCGGCCCAACAGGCGGCGGCGCAGTTTGGCATCGACCCCGCCAAGATCACCCCGCAGAGCCTAACGCCCCAAGCGCTGGACGGCCTCTATATTCAGGCCATGGGGCTCAGCGATTTCCTGAAATACAAACAGGATGAACGTGCAGCCCAGCGCCCGATCATCGGCAACGGCTTCATCTCTCTTCCTCCCGGCTCTCAGTTGCCCAGTGGCGGCGGCCAACCGGAAGTGCTTTCGGCCCTTCCGCCCGGAGCAAGGCCCAGACCGCGCCCCAGTGAGCCCGCACCGGGCCAGCCGGTGCGGGCTACGTCTGAGCGGGCGCAAAGCCCTACAGTTTCGTTTCGGTCATCGAATGATGCCCGTTCGGCCGTGGCGCAAATCGTGCCCGGCGTAAATGTCACGAACGGGGATCGCACGCCGGCCGATACGGCACGCCTTCGCCGCCAGGGCTACAACCCGTCAGATACCTCATTTCATCTTGCGGGACAGGCCCTTGACCTGACCCCGCCGAGCGGAATGACCATGGCCCAGCTTGAGCAGAAGATGCGCCAAGCCGGGTTCCGGGTCCTCAACGAGGGCCACCACATCCACGTTTCATGGTGATGTAATGGACCCGCAAGAAGGCGACGAGTTCGACCTGCCGGATGGGCGTGTCGCGGTCTATCGCGGCGGGCAGTATGTCGTCACGTCGGGCGGCGGGCAGCAATCCGGCTGGCAAATCCAGCCGATGCAAAGCCCTTCAGATATGAGAGCGGACCAGCGCCTGTCGATGGCCGAAGACACGGCCGCTCGTCAGGCCCGAGCTGAGGAGCGCACCGTTGCCAATCAGGACCAGACGCTGTCGCGTCAAGCCGTTCAGGATGAAGTCGATCTGCGCAAGGAGTTCAACGCCCTACCGGACGTGAAGGACTACCAGGCTATTCGGGCGGCTTACGAAAACATTCGCTCTACGGCGGCTAATGAGTCTGCGGCCGGAGACTTGTCGCTGATCTTCGCCTTCATGAAGATCCTCGATCCTACGTCCGTCGTGCGAGAGCAGGAGTTTGCCAACGCCCAGAACGCGGCGGGCGTGCCCGACCAGATTAGAAACGCATACAATCGCGCCATCAACGGCGAGAGGCTGAACCCTCGCCAAAGGGCCGACTTTCTGACGCAAGCGCAGTCAGTCTACACGAACCGCACCGAGGCCTATAACGCCCAAGCCGAGAAGTTTCGGTCCTACGCAACGGACTATGGCTTTGTGCCGGATCGTGTGGCCACTTTGGTTGAGGCTCCAGACACGATCGCGGTTCCCCAGGCCCAAACGCCAGCCGACAGCTTGGCAGAAACCTCCGTGCGTATACCCGTGGATGGTGATGGCGTAGCCGACTGGGCGACCCTAACAGAGGAGCAGCGAAGTGCTATTCGCGCTGGCCAAAAGGTTCGCACTCCCTCTGGGGAGGTCGTCACTGCCTCGGGCCAGCCCTATACCAGCGAGCAACGAGACTCCGACCGTTCCGGTGGCGGAAACCTTCGCCTGCGAGAGCCGAACATTGAGGACGCTACGAGCGCGTTTGTATCGGCCGCAGCGGAGCAAATACCGTTTTTGGATGAGGCCGCAGTAGCAGCGGATGCGGCCGTGTCGGGCCAAAGTTACTCTGAGGCTCGCGGCGACTACAACGACATGAAGACGGTCTTAAACCAGACGAACCGGGATGCCCGGAACGCTGGCGGGATCACAGGCGCGGCGGCGACAATACTCGCCCCAGGCGGTATGGCGGCGGGTCGTTACATTTCCTCGGCTCCCAGCCTGTTAAGCGCGGTAGGGCGCGGAGCCATGGTTGGCGGAGGCACTGGCGCTATCTATGGTGCTGGCGCGGCTGACGGCGGACTAAGGGAGCGCCTGCAGGGAGCCCAAGACGGAGCATTTGTAGGGGCTATGACGGGTGGGGCCTTGGCCGGGGGGGGCAATGTCATCGGGCAGGCCACGCGCGGCGTCTCAATGACGGGCGGGCAGCGAGCAGCAGAAGTTCAAACCCTGGCCAACAACGGTGTGTTTATGACGCCCGGTCAACGCATTGGGGGCCTGGCCTTGACGGCGGAAAATCTCGCCCAGCGTGCACCGGTCGTCGGAACCGCTATCCGTGGAGCGCGGCAACGCGGGGTCGAAAGCCTGAATAGGGCTGTTGGCAATCGGGCGCTTGACGCTATCGGAGAGGGTGTGCCGGCAGATGTCCCTGCTGGCGGCGACATGGTCGGCGCGGTCGCAGATCGGCTGGGGAGCAAGTTTGACGAGGCCTACGCCTTGGTTCCGCGCTTCACGCCGGACGAGCCGTTGCAACAAGGATTGGCCACTGTCGCTCAAGCGAAATCCGACCTTCCGCCTGAGCTTGGCCAGCAGTTCGACAATATCCTGCAATCACGCCTGCCTCGCCTTTCCGATGCGTCTGGCGCTCAGGTCGGAGCCATCCGGTCGGAGATCTCTGGCCTCGCCGCACGATACAGCCGGTCTCAGGACGTAGCGCAGCAAGGCCTAGGCCAAATGCTAAGCGGGGTCGCTGATGAGCTGGACGCCGCTATTGGCCGCATCAGTCCAGAAGCGGGCGGCATTCTTTCGCAGGCTCGCGACGGATATAGTGACTATATACGCCTGGAGCGTGCTTCAACGGCGGCGGGCGGGCGACCCTTCTCCCCTTCTCAATTTGAAAGAGCCGTTTCGGGTGCCGACGGCTCTGTACGGAAGGGCGCGGTCGGTCGTAACGAAGCGAGGATGCAGGACCTTTCTCGCGCCGCTTCCTCTGTCATGCGAGATCAGTTCGGCAACCCCGGAACGGCCGATGCTGCCGGTATGGGGGCGCTCGCCATTGGAAGCTACACCGCCCCAATCACAACCGGAGCGGTGGCGACCGGACTAACAGCAGCGGCAACGCCTTACTTTTTGATGGGCCGTCGCGTGCTGGACCGCCTCCCGCCCGCCGCGTCCCGTGAGCAAATCGAGGCCGCCGCAAACGAACTTGCCGACCTCTCCCGGCAAGACCCCAAGGTTATCGAGCTGACCGACGAACTACGGCGGCTATATCAAGGCGCTCCGGCAGTCGCGTCGGGCAATCAGGCTGAGCCACGTCGGCTTATGACCGGAGGTAGGTGAGCAGAAGGCTCGCCAACCACATAACGAACGCGAACCAGGGCACATACAGAGCCCAAGCCAGAAGGTGATCTCGTTTGCGCCACCGGCTTGTGTCGGTGTGCCACATCAGGTCGCGTTTTTCGTCACACATAGCCCGCAATACCACACATTGCAGCGTCGGACGACGCCGCATCTCCAAGGAGAGCAACATGGCGGCAGGTCGCATTGTCATCCCGAACTACATGCCGTGCCTTGACCTGAATGGGGGGCCGGTCGCTGGTGCCAAGATTTATTTCTACTTGAACGAAACCACGACGCTTCAATCGGTCTTTGCCGATGATACTCTGGCCGTTCCCCATCCAAACCCGGTGATTGCGGACGTTGCGGGCGCTTTTCCGTCGATTTTTGCAGACCTCACCTCGGTATATTCGGTGTCAATCCGAACGTCGGAGGATGTGCCGATCGGTGGCCTTCGCGATGTGGACGGGGTTCAGGCGGCCCAAAGCGCCAACATCAAGGCCGATGACGAGTTTACAGCCCCTGGTGCCTCGGAACCCTTGACGGCTCGCGAACGTGCGGCGCTAGTCCGGTCGCCTGAGGATTACGGGGCTAAATCCGGGGCGGTCTCTGCGGGCGTCGCCCTTGCTAACGTCACGGCCTTCAGGACGGCGCTGGAGTCGGGCTTTGTCATCGATGGCGGCGGCCGAACCTATTCCGTCAGCGGGTTCGTGCGTCCGATCGCGTCATTCACTGGCCTGCGGAACATCACCCTGCGGCAGGTATCGGCCGACCCTACACTGACCGACACCTTCCTGGTGGACGGCCTGAACGACTTCACGATCGACAACGTCGTGATTAATGTGAACGGCCTTAAGCAGACGGGTGGGCTGAACAACGTCGCGGGGTTCAAAATCGGCAACGCGAGTAGGTTCAAGGCGACGCGGATTGTCGTCATGAACGGCGGTGCCATCACGGGGGCGTTTTTCAACGCCTGCTCTGAGTTCGATGCCGATATAGAGGTCAAGAACTTCACGACCCAGTCCTACGCATCGACGCCGACCGACGATGTGATCAACGGTCTGTGGCTCAATGGCTGCTCGGATTTCCGCGTCTGGTCGCGGGTGAAGAACCTTGGGGCTGCGTGGACCGGACGGCCGACGCCGTATCGCCGCTGGTCGCGTGGGCTCGTCCTGACCGGCAACACCAATGGCGTCATCATCGCGCCAATCGGCTCTTTGGTCGAACAGGGTATCGACGCGACCGGCTCCAGCGGCAACCGGGATGTCGAGATCATTTCACCCCGCATGTTCGATTGCGACACCTGGGGCGTCAAGCTGGCCAACCACAATCAGAACGTGGTCGTTCGCGGCGGGCAACTGATCCGGTGCGGCCTAGCGGGCGGCGTGGTCGCCTCCGCTCCGGATACGACCCTGCCACTGGCCAAATCCTGTCGTTTCGTCGGGACGGAGGCGATCAACACAGGCTCGAATGGCCTATGGGCCGGTAGTTCGCCAGCTGGGTTCCGCGTTATCTGGAATCCGGCTTCGACTGCCGGCTACCCTGCCGCCTCGTTCTTTGAGAACTGCAAGGCGAGGGACGATCAGACCGTCAAGACGATGGTCTACGGCTTCTACAATGATGGGGCGATCTCTCAGCTTGGGCAGACAGTCCCGATCAATGAGCTGATCGACTGCTCGGGCGAGGGTTTCGTGACGGCGTTTCAGCTCGGGTTTGCCCAGCATACGGTGTCGCTGACGAGATCCAGCTTCAACGTGCCGAACAATGCCTATACGCCATTCGATTTTACGACGGCTGGAACGGACCCGGCCCAACTGCATGACACCGGAGCAACGATCAGCCGCATCTATTTCAAGGTGCCAGGGTTGTATCTTTGGCAGGCCTACGCCGAAGCGGCTCCAAGCGCGACGGGCACCCGCCGCCTGCTTACGACGGTCGGCGGGGCTGGCGGGACGAACGTCATGGTGCCGGAAAAGATCATCCCAGGTGCGGCCGGGGCCAATCAGCCGATCGATGTGTCTGGCCTGCTGAACATCACCGCGCCGGGCCAGTATGCGGAGGTAAGCGCCTTTCAAGATACGGGCGGCACCCTAACCTTCGCGAATATCAGGGTGACCGCGACCCTGATCAATCGCGCGCCGTTCTAGCATGACTCCTGCCGAAATGGGCCTGTCCGCCGCCGTCGCGTTGATGGGCGGGGGCAATCTTTGGAACTGGCTGGCCAGTCGCGGGAAGACGAAAGTTGACCTCATCACGCTTGGCCAGACCATAGCCGCCGCCACGATCACCGCCCAGCGCGAAGAGCGGTCCGAGTTGATGGCCCGGATTGATGAGCTTGAGGAGAAAGTGGATCTGATGGCCGCGCATATCGAAAAGCTCGAGCAGACCATCATTGAGCTGGGGGCCACGCCGCCCGCCCGTCCAGCACCGAAGAGGGTAGCAAAATGAGCGACCTCCTCCGCAACGCCCTCAAAGGCCCTGGAAACACGAGCTACGACGCCGGGCGGATTCTGTGGGTGATCGGGACCCTGGCCTTTATCTTCGGCGCGCTGACGTTCCAATGGCGGGCTGCGGATGCTGGCCAGTCCTTTGACATGATCGCCTTCGGAACCGGCTTTGGGGGGGGGCTAGCGGCCATTCTCACGGCGGGCGGCTTCGGCATCAACATCAAGGATCGTGGCGTCGCGCGGGCGTCGGCAACCCTGACCTCCGCACAAGGTGACGCAACATGATGCTCGGCCTCGCTCTCTCCCTCTCCTCCCCTTCTAAGGGCGGGGGGGCTGCGCCTGTCGCGCCGTCCACGCTTGCGGCGCTGCCGATGTACCCGGTCCAGGTTCTCGGCACCGGCAACGTGCAGATGGATCGGACGGCCGGGGATGCCTGTCGCGTCTGGAATGCAGCCCTGTATGCCAACAACGTCGAATGGGCTGGGGTCACCAATCAGGCGACGTTCGATAGCTGGCTTCAGACCCGTTCCGAGAGCTACGCCCGGATCACGACCAACACGACAATTCCTCTGAACAACGATCAGGGTTTGCGCTCGACGCACGCCAGTCAGTCGGCGGGCCAGCGGGTCAAGCACCTGATCGCGGACGGGTGCGTGGTGACGCTGACGATCACCGCGCCGGCGACCGATGTGAACGCTCTGTCCTATGCGCTCGATGGAGGCGGATCGGACGTTTATCTGGCGACGATGGTCTCGGCGGCCTTCCCGCACCGCATGTTCCGCACGGACCAGACCGACGCATGGGGTAAGCCCAAGCCGCTTCGCAAATACACGACGTTGGCGGCCTTGCAGGCGGCGGGCTCCGGCTGGTTCAGGACGGGGACCAGCCTCTACGTCAAGATGGGCGGCAACGTCGAAACCCAGAAGGGCCTTTTGGCGGCAAAGTGGATGGACACCGGCGGGAACTCCCGCCTCTTCATCTCGGGTTCGATCCTGTGCCTGGAGGCAATAAACGGCGGCTCCATCGTTCTGGACGGCGTTCAGGTGGCCCTTATTGAGGCAGGAACCCCAGCCCGGCGGCCCCAAATCTGGCGACACAAGGTCCGGCAGCAATGGAACTTCGGCCTCGGCGTGTCGTCGCTCTCGCCCTTTGGCGGCATGGTGGTGGACAGCGAATGCACGGTCTTCTCGTCGGAGCAGGACGGGATCAACCTCTCTGCGGCGTCGGTCAACACCGGCATCGGCCTAATCGTCACCGCCAACAACCGCTTCATCGACACGGGGTCTGTGGACGCCAGCGGGCAGAACGGGACGCTTCAGGCGATCAGCGCGCATGGCGGCGTCGATCACGCATCGTTCGGCACCACGGGCGCGGCAACCAACGCCCCCGCGATTGCAGACACCTGCGCGACCGGGACCGCCAGCACGACGTGGCTTGTGGCCTGCGCGTCTGAGAACCCCGCCGAAACTCTTGATCGGGGCTTCCTGTTCGGATCGGGCAGCGGCGGAACCAGGGCCGTCTACATGGATCGCTGTGTCTCCACCGGAGCGACGACCGACCTTGTGGTGGACACGGGGGCGACGGTCAGAACGTCCAACTGCAACCTGCCGGTCATCAGCGGATCGACCACGCCCTACGACCCCGCCACCCCCGGCTGACCCCCACGCCCCGAGCTCATCTGGGGGCCTAGCGACACAGAGCCCGTCCGTGTTGCCCTTCCCGACAATACAGGAGACCGATATGAGCCGAGCTGCTTTAGCCGATGCCGTGCGTCCGTTTGCGCCGGGACAGAAGCTCACCGCCGCCCATGTGCCGTTGATCGATGCGCTGGCGGATGCGCTGGGGATGGCAAAGGAGGGTGTCGCTCAGACCGACACCCCTGATCCCGAGTTGATCGCCGCCCTCAAGACTGACGAGGGATGCCGCCTGACCGCGTACAAGGACACCGTTGGTGTCTGGACCGTCGGCTACGGCCATGCCCATGTTGCGCCTGGCACCGTGTGGACGCAAGCCCAGGCCGAAGCCCAGCTTATCGCGGACGTCGCGAAGCACAACGCCGAGCTGGCGGAAAAGCTGCCATGGGTTGCCAGCCTGGATCCGGTGCGCCGCCGCGTCCTCCAGAATATGGGGTTTAACCTGGGGGTCAACGGCCTGCTAGGCTTCAAGAACACCCTCGAAGCCGTGCGGACCGGGCGCTACAATCAGGCATCGGCTGGAATGCTGGCGTCTCTGTGGGCAAAGCAGGTCAAGGGTCGCGCCGTTCGCCTTGCCCATGAAATGCTCACAGGGCGCGTCGGATGATCGCCGGGGCACTCGCGCTGCTCCGAACCCTTTCCCCCCGCTCTTGGCTCATCCTGGGGGCATTGGCAGGCATCATCGCAATCGGCCTCGCCATCTACTTCGCCGGGCGGGGTGATGAGCGAGACGCCCAAGACGATCGCACCGCCAAGGCGGAAGCCCGCGCATCGGTCGGACGGGACACGGCGGCGACAGAACGAACCCTCGACACCACGGCCATTGAGGCCAGACAAGCGGAGAGAGACCATGCGGCAACTGCCATCCCTGATAGCCCTCCTGACGATCGCGAGCTGCGGCGTCGGTGTCGCCAGTTGCGAGACAGCGGGCAGCATCCGGCCGCCTGTAGAGGATTTGAGGGTCCGGCCTAAGCCGGTCCCTTCCGACGACGTGCTGACCAGCCGTATCGCTGGCGAGCAACACGACAACGCCGTTGAAGCATGGGGTGAGGCTGGATGGGCGGCGGTCGGTCGGTCCTGCCGCTTTTGGCGGGATCAGGGCTTGCCGTTGCCGTTTGAGTGCCCTGCGCCCGAACCGGAGCGACGACCCGACCCCGGCTAGGCCATCCAAGATAGCAGCTTGCCATCCAAGGTAAGCATCCAAGACAGCGTTGAGCCCAGGCTCCGCAACATCACGGCCCCTGCCCTAACCGGGTGGGGGCCGTTTTTGTGTCTGCCATCCACCCTTGACCCCGGAATCGGGTGGTGGTCTAATTCTTGGGCGAGCGGCGTGACCCGAGTAGGGTGGCACTGAAAAGCGATGTCACTCGCGCCGGTTGATTGGATCAGATGGATCGGCGCATAGCCAAAGCGTCAAACGCGGGAGTGTCGCCCCGCATCAGCCACTACCCCCTGCACGGCAAGTCTGTGCAGCTAAGCCCTCCGGTTCACGCCGGGGGGCTTTCTCGTTAAGATGAACCATGTTCCGTCGCCGCCTCGCCTTCTCTTTCGCTGCTATCGTAGGACTGGTGTGTCTGGTGGTGGCGGTTGTTCAGCGACTAGTCGAGATGACGCGCTAGCGCCTTCGCCCGCGCCGTGGGGGACATGTCCAGCAACATGGTGATTGCCCGCACGGCAGGACCGGAAGGCCCGACCGTGGCGTAGTTCTGGGCAGTCTTCGGGGAGACCATAAGCCACCGGCCCGCACCCTGGATCGTCAGGCCAGCGGCAGCGAGCGCGGCGCGGTATTCGTCGGCAGTCACGCGGCCATCCTCATTGCACTGGCAGACCGGGCCATATCGAGGAGAAGGTCACGGAAGGCAAGCGGGGTACCGATGCGCGGGCTGCTATCGGTCCCGCCGCCGCTGGCAGCGACCTCGCCGCGCTTCAACGCCTTGGCCAGCCCGATCCGGGCGACGACTTCCGGGTCAGGCGTCCAGTCGGACTTGCCCCATAGCAGCTCGGGAAGGTGCGTCCGAACGGCATATAGCCATGTGGGCTTGCGGGCGTAGTGGCCGTACCGCCCTTGCTCGACACAGCACGTCCAGCCGCCGTAGAAATCAGCCGCGACCCACCCGCCGCCGCGCGGGGGCTTGTTCAGATTGAAATGCGCCCATGCGTGACTGTTCTCGGGATGCTCCAGAACGCCGCCATAGATGCGAACGTCGGACAGCGCGGCCTTGAAGCACCCGCCGTCATCACCCTTACGCTTGCGGATGCCCGTGCGCTTGATGGCGAGCGGCTGACCCGCCCAGAACCTCCCCCAGCGCTGGCATGGCGGGTGTGCTACGACCGGATGGGGGCCATTGTAGAGCCGCGCGTCACGCTCCTGATCCCACGGGTCCACATCGTCCAGACCGTAGTAGGAGCCGCCTGTCTCGACATACAGGGCGGCGATCATGCGACAGGCCTGCATTCGCCCTGAATCGAAGCGGCGGCATAGGCGACACGCGCGGCTTCGGCTTCCTCGGCGTAGGGGTTGTAGAGGCACTCCTGACCGGCCACATACTCCATGCCAGCCCAGACGCGACCGTTGTAGCTGATATAGGCGACCGCCTCGCCATCAGCGGTTCGAATGATGCGATTGGTCCAGTTGCGCGAGGAGCCGACACCCGCGCCAGACTTTTCCGACAGAACCTTGAGGCTGGCGCTTTCGACGCGACGGCCACGGTGCATGAAATGCAGAACCGGAGCGACTTGAGCGGCCTTGACTGTGGCGATGGCGGTCATTGATCTTATCCGTCCGGCCGCTGCTTGATTGCCGCTTGCCGATGACGAACAATGGCATATATTACACATTAGACGCAAGCGCATTTCATAGTATTTTTTACATAGGCGGCGCGATCCACTTCCCGCCCCTGATCCTCCAGCCCACGGCCTCCAGCTCTGCCCGCCGACCCTGTGTATGAGCCCACCACGCCGGATCATTGACCCTCATCCGCGTCAGGTGCCGGGGCCACATACTGTTGCTGTCGATGAACTCCACGACGCCAGGGCATCCCGCGACCTTGCACGGTGGCCATCGGTCGGACAGATCATAGTCCACACCGAAGCGATCGATGATCGGCCCCAGGTCCACATCGCCATGATGATGCCCGGTACGCATCGCCAGCGGACCTTGCCGCCGTTCGCTCGCAGATACCCAGCCGTTGAGTGATTTGCCATTGCCGGTTCCTGAGAGCCGACCCCGGCTGGGGGTGTAGGCGTTTACCGATCGGCCGTAACCCATTGAAACGCTGTGTGCCGAAATCGTGCTGATTTACAGCGATGGCGCTGAAATCGCTCACTTCCTTCCAGCTTCCCAAGCTTTTCGTGCGGGTTCGATTCCCGCCGCCCGCTCAAGTACTTAGGTCGGTTCGATCTGCTGGTTTTACAGCGCAATTTACAGCGTACGTTCACGACGGGTTCTGATTCAGCTTGCGGATCATAGCCTGGGCGACGGCCTTCCGCCCCACATATCTGCGGATAATCTGGTCCACTCGGGTCTCTTCCCATGCCAGCAGCTCGGCAATCTCGCGGTTGGACAGGCCCGCCAGATGCGCCCGCGTGGCGAAGGTGCCGCGAAGATCGTGGAAGTGGAGATCGCGACCTGGCAGGGCAGTCTCGCGGGCCTTGTGGAAGCCGGAGCCGTTGGGCCCGTCTTTCCACGGCCGGCCTTTTTCGTTCGTCAGCACCGTTGTGCTACGCTTGGGGATGCTCTCAAGGACCGCGCGAAGATCGTCGTAGAGCGGGACGAACGCCGACTTCCCGCCTCGGCTCTTGTTCGTCGGAATGACGATCTCGAACTCGCCAATGTGCGACCACGATAGCCGGCGCAAGTCTTCGGCCCGAAACCCGGTGTGCGCGGCGAGGTTGACCCCATGCCAGACCTCGAGAGACGCCTCGGCTCGAAATGCCGTCAGGTCATCATCGGTCCATATGATATCGGATCGGTCGGCACTGTAGAGGCTCTTGATCCCTTCGCATGGGTTGGTGCTTAGCCGGTCCAGATCAACGGCATGGGTCAGGACGCGAGAGAGCACCTGGATAGCATAGTCGGCGCTCCGGGGGCGATCGGCCCACTGGTCTCGCCAGCGTTTAATGATGGGCCTGATCTTGTCGGGGTGGTCGAATAGCCCGACACGGTAATCACCGAACCTCTCCACAACCCGGTCAAGCCATCGGCTCCATATCTTCCGTGTCGTCGGCGCGAGGTTCGTGAAGGCGGGCGATGCGCGGTAAGCCGACACCAGCCCCCTGATCTTGCCGTCGTCGGATACCTTGCGACTGGCGTGGGCATCGTTATAGGCCGCAATGAACTCGGGAGAGCCCGGCGAGGTCGTCAGACGGGGTCCGCCACGCCAAGCATAGTGATAGGTCCGGTCGCCGTTCCTGACTGTGTGGACGCCCTTAAGCAGCACCCTGACCATGACGCGCCTCCAGAAGCGCCAGCTCCCTGTCTAGCGCGTCGTCATTCGCCGCTGTCGGGTCTTCAAAGTCCAGACGGAAACCGCCGCGCCCGTCCGATTGCAGTGCCCGAACTCTAAACCCGTGCTTTTCGGCAAAGGCGTAAGCGGTCTCAAGGTCGCTGTCGCGCAACTGTGGACGGCGCGGCCGGCTCATCCCCCGTCCCCTTCCCTGTCCCGGTGAGCGGGTTGGAGATAATCGCGGACCCATTGCACGACGGGGACGTGGTCGGGGGCATAGCGCCATTCCCAGCCGCATTCCTTGGCGACTTCGCGCAAGGCCTCCGCTGTAGCGTTCAGGCGTCCAAAGGATGCTCCGTCGTAATCGGCCAAGGCTTGTGCGAGGGCTTGCCGACGCCGGACCTCCTCTAATCCTGCAATGATGCGCTCAGCCATCACGCTCCCCCTACTAGAGAACGGTCGCGGATATTGCTGTCCATCCATCCCGTTCGCATGGCGGCGCGGCTGTTAAACATGGGGCTGGGCTTGGCTTCCCGATCGCGCCAACCCTCATTGTAGGCGTCCTCCAACAGCGAGTCCGACCCTTCGTCACCGGCCAACACGCCCTCCAGCTCCGCAATCCGTGCTTCTAGAGCTTGGATGCGGGCGGCGTCGGACGTGATGCGGTGCCGAACCTCGTCAAGGACGTTGCATACGTGCGCGGGCGTCGGCGGCTCATCTGACATTATGTCGAGCCATGCGGTCTTGACGCGCACCACCAGGTCATCGGTCTTCGTCATTCCGGGCTCCTGTCCATGGGGGCGGTGCGGAGGGCGTCATAAGAGCCGTCGCGGTCGATAATCAGCTTGCCCGCGTCGTTCTCTTCAAACTCGGCCGGGCATTCCTGACAGCACCACCCCTGGACCTCGCCGCCGCATAGCTGGCAGTGTGGAGTATCCCCCTCCGCTGTCTGGCGGGAGACGAGGGCGATGATGTCGTCGGCTTTCTCGCGGGCGGCCGCCTGTCCAATCGGCCAGCCTTCCCACGGTTCAAACGCTGTGGGATCAACAATCCGCGCCACGGATTCCCGCAGTGCATCGGGGGTCAGGGGGGCGATCATGGTTGCGGCTCCTGACCCTTGTCTTCGCGGGCCTTCTTGCAGGGCGCGCAGATCATGATGTGCCGACCCCACCATGCGAGCGGACGTTTCTTGTCGCAGTCGTCGCACCGCGCCATCACCTGTTCAAAGATGCTCATTCCCCGCCCTCCGTCGTCTGGTCGAGGGCGGCGTCGATGCGCTCCATTTCAGAAAGAATGAGAGACTGCCGGGCTTGTCCGATAGATTGCTGGCGTAGCGTTTCCCTCGCGGCCTTCAACGCCTCCCGCAGCCGATCTTCCCGATCTGACGGGGGTGGGGCGGCGTAGATCGGACGGACCTGCGTTTCTATCCCAGGAAAACCCGAAACCTTTCCGCCGGTCGCGTTGTGCTGGGCCACTTTTTCGTCGTCACACTCTTTCCATGATGACCATTGTGCAAACGGGTGATCGTCGGCGACCGCAGTATTCCGCATCCGTCGTTGCCATCCGCACGGCTCCACCCCCTCCGCTGCAGGGGCAGGCTGGGCGCGGAGGGCACGATATGCTTCCCCGAGCAGTGCGCCGTGTAGAGACACCTCCTCCACCATTGAGGCGTAGGCTGTCAGCAGGGTGCGGATATTGGCGGCGAGTGTGACGGCCCCGGACTCTCTGAAGCTGATCCCGTTGCCAGGGGCAAACTCGACAGCCGCAGCGATCTCGGCAAGTTCGCGCGATGCCCCCACCACGTCCTGCCCGCTCATTGGGAGGCTCCCCAGCGGAACCCGGTCGGGATCGGATCGTCGGGCCCAAGCGGTTCGCCCTGCGCGTTGACGTAGCTCTCGCGCTCGGGTCCGCAGCAATAGACGTGAATGAACCCGCCGCTCTCGTCGGTCATAGCCATGTCATCGGGCTTGAACGGCGCGTCGCAGGCGATGCACTCTTCGATGTAGTCGCTCATTTGGATGCTCCCTTGGCGAGAGCGGCTGAAATCGCGGCTTCAACGCGGGCTTTGTGCTGGTCAGCGATCTGGCGTTCGGCGGCGATGCGACGGCCTTCCAGCGAGGTCAGGACTTCGACCAGGGCCTTCGCTTCGGTTTCGGTGCCCGCGAACTTTACGGACGCCTTGTCGTGCCGACGATCACCCGATCGGTAGCCCGATTTAGAGAACACCATCTGCGCCGTAACGCGACTGATCTGAACCGCCTCCCAACTTCCGGCCCACGGCCGAAGCACGGCCCACTGCCCCGCCGTCCATCCTGCTTCTGTCATCTTGGTTTCTCCGGGTTTCATGGTCATGCGGCTAGGCCGAAAAGGTCAGGATGGGCCGCGCCGTGGCGCTCAATCATCCCAATGCAGGGGCGCGGGTCAGGCATGGCTTCCGGACGCAATCGGAGGGCCATCAAACCGCCTTTAGTTTCGCCATCGTCCTCGAACCCAGCGAGCCGCCATGTGCGCCCCCAGGTCGGGATGCCGCGCACCTTGACCGGCCGGACGTGGCGACGATCTAGGAATGTGACCATGCCCAGCGCGGGCGCATCGCCGTAGTAGAAACGAGTCGCAGCAACCGCGTCGCGGATCATGTCGGACGCGCGACCGTCGCCCTCATTACGGAAGGCAGAGCATACCCAGGCACCCGGCCAGCGGTGCTTGACATAGGCGGCGAATGGCCATGACGTGACCCAAAGGGCCGTCGCCGTACTCATGACCAGGCACCGGCCGGGCGGGACAAACTGTGGCGTCCCAACCTTCTGGCGATTGTAGTGGCGGTCTGCGATCTCGCGCGACGACACGTCAGCCCGGTGAGACAGCCGCCAAGCCATCGGCCCCGCGACTCTCCCCTCCTCCTGTGTGGGGGTAAGGATCGTCATGCGGCGGCTCCGAACTTTGCCGTTTCATTCCCCCAGGCCGACCAACCCGGCCGCGCCTGACGAGCGAACATTTCAAGGTATGGACCGGCAACTAGGCGCTCGATCCGCGCATGGGTTTCGTCGGGCTTGCGGCTGTGTTCCCGACGCGGGGCTTCGATGATCTGGCGGACCCCGGCGTCCAGACGCTTCGGCTTCCCGCGCGTGAAAAGCAGGCAGACCTCAGCCTCTTTCCGGGTCCAGTAGCCCATGCCCATGCTATGCTGCTGGACGAACAGATCGGGCGTATCGCCGCGCGGCTTCGTCCAGATGAAGGCGTCGGTCTTGTAGGCAAAGCCCCATGCCGTCGCGACCTCCAAGGCCTCGACCAGATGCGCTCCGACGATCCACATGAACAGGGCACAATCGGGAGCCGCGACGCTGGCCACGGGGAGCGCCTTAAGCGCGTCGATCGACATGGTGGCGTAGGGATCAGCACCCTGCGTCGGCACGGCGGACTTGCCGTCGAACGTGCGGAACGACCACGGCGGGTCGGCCAGTATGCAGCCGAACGGTCCAAGCGGCAGATCAGACATCCCCACCCCTTTCCGCCAGGGCCTTCTTGCTGGGGCCTCCGGACTGATATTCGGCGAACAGGGACGCGGCGGTTTCGTAGGCATTGCGGCCGATCGACTGCCAGAACCGGGCTTCGTCCCCGACGTGGTGCTGTTGGGCGTGATGGCCTGCACAGAGTCCGGTTGCGTACCGATCGTGATTTTTGACGCCCATCCCCGCGCTGTTCTGGATCCCCGCGACCCGGTATCTGATATGGGCAGCTTGAACGGGTCCAGAGCATCCGCCGACGTGGGCAGCAGCGCACGGCTGGCGACGGAGGAACGCCAGATAGCCGGGGTCACGCTCACGGGGCTGGCGTTGGCCCTCCCCTTCCGGCTTGAATGAGCGGGACCGGACGTGGCCGGGCTTGAACATCTGCGATTTTGCCGCCCGCTTCTCAGCCCGGAGCCGGGTCAGGTCATTGGCGATCTGCCAGAGGGGGCGGGTCATGCGGCCCTCGCCAGGGCTTCCGCGTCGGTGCCGATCATCTCGGCAAGAGCATTGAGCACGGCGTCCTTCGACTCCTGAAAGACCGCCTTCCCCATGGCGCGGACGGACTGGCTTTTTGCCGTCAAGACCAGCACCGTCGTCCCGCTCAACGCCACCATGGCGAAGTCGTCGATGGGCTTGAGGAAGGCGGCCATGCGGATCGCCTCGGCACGCGAAGAGCAGGCGAACGACCGTTCGTCGCGATAGCCGGTGCGAATGAGTGCGGCCTTGCGAAGATGCTCGGCAGACGGCCACCGTTCAGCGAGGTGTTCAGGAAGATTGGCCCACGCCTCGTTCACGGCGGCGAAGTAGTGCCGGTGCGACGCAGCGGAGCGATCTTCGACCACGGCGAGCGTGTAGCCCTCCCCGATGCAGAACGCTTCGTCAGCACGCTTTTGGAAGCCGGGGCGAATGACCATGGCCTCGCCGTTCCATGTGAAGGGGAGCGGCGTCATTCCGGCACCTGGGCGGCGATCATCGTCCGTTGGCGCTCAATCACCTTTTTCAGTTCAAGAGCGTCGCCCGGCGAACGAGCCCAGAACTCTTGCAAGGGGGCGCGGTTGGCACTCTCGAACCAATCCAGCATTTCGCGGCTCTCGATTTCCTTGACCCGTTCCGTGCATCGGTCATAGACGACGCCCAAGGCGACAGACTCCAGCGGCGTGTTCGGGAACATCTGGAGCATGACGCCGCTCGCCCCGCCGATGCGGGCTAGGCGTTGGTTCCGATCTTCGATGGCGATCATTTCGCTGGGCAGAGCCTCAGCCGCTTGAACGCGATCAAACTCGGCACCCTCGTAAAGGCCCGAAAGACGCTCGGGGAAGGCTTTGCGAAGCGCCTGGGCCTCCGCGCACTTGGCCAGCATCACGCGGGGCATCTTCCCCCAGTTGCCACCTGTATCGAGGGTTTGCTTTCCGGTGGGCCTCCACTTCCCGGCGTCATTCTCGGCCCATTCGTCTTTGATCGGGGCAAACTCTTCCCAATAGGCGACACCGGGCGCGGGGCGACCGTCCTTGAAGACCTTGACCTTGGCTTTGACCAGCCCGAGAGGGTTCAACGGCCCTCTGATCTCGGGGTCATAAGTGAACTCAGGCTCGTCATCGTCGGGGTGGTATTGGCCCGTCCGCTCGGCAATGACCCGGAAGCCGTCGATGGTCGTGATGATCGCCATCTTCCGTTTGTCGGGCTTGTCCTTGTTGAAGACGATGGCGCTGATTTGTTTGGTGAAGGGGTCCAGCCCCTTGCTTTGCGCGACGGCCATGAACAGGTCGAACTCGACATCGTTGCAGTCAGAGGCGACCGTCTTCTTGACCAGGGCAAGCTGGGCACCCGACATGACGGGGCCGGAATGCAGAACGGCGACGTTGCTCATTTGACTCTCACGGTAAGGCTGGGGGCTGCATTGGAGAGCGCAGCGCCGGGGATGGGGCGGCCCGATTTTAGGGCGTCAGTCAGGGCTTTCCGCTCTAGCGTCGGAGCGCCGGCCGTCCAGAACTCGGCTGGAATGTCGGGCTCGCTTTCGATGCGGAGCGACGGTGCGCGGGCGGCGAGCGAGAGGGTCGCGGCAGGGCGTTCAATCTTCGGCAGTTCGGCAATCGCCATGGCCTGTTCGATTAGGCCCCGGTCAAACTCCGTCCGCCTCTCGACGCGGCGCTTGCGAGATTCCAGATCAGAGATCACACTCTCCGTTCCGACGATCATTGCCTTGTCCGCCGCCATGCGCAGCAGCAGGGCGTCGATGCACTCGAACAGCGAGGTTTCACCCTCCGTCATGTCCAGCAGCAGGTCGGGGTCCGTCTCGCCCAGCTTGGCCAAGCTCTCGCGAATGGCCTTTGCGGCTTCGGCTTCACGCGCAATCCGATAGTCTGGGGCTAGAGCAGCGGCGGTCATGCGGCCTCCGTCTGCTTGGCTCGCGACACCTCCGCCACGCGGCGGGCCATTGCCTCCGTCATGTGCCCGATGTGACAGTCACGGGCCTCAATCCCGAGCGTCGAGGCAAGCCAGCGATAGGCCTCGCTGCGGCCCATCTGGCGACCCTTCCAAAGGCGGTCGAAGGCCTCGTGAGCGTCCATGCGGGCGCGTTTCGTCGCCTTGCCGGCCGGAGCGCCTAGAGGCTTGTTTCCGCATGGATGACAGCCGACAAAGGCACCGCAACCGCAGAACCAGAACACCTTGCTGAACAGGTCGGGCCTATGCGGATACGCACGGCGTCCGTCGCCCAAGGTGTGGTTCTCGCTGCCGCATTCGAGGCATGGAAGGGCGCTCATCGGATAGCCGCCACAAACGAAAGCCCGATCAGCACGACGGCCACGACAGCCATCCACATGAAGAACGGGGAGCCTTGTTCTTCCTCACGGGGATCAAAGGCGTTGGGATCACCGGGGCGGTCGTCGTTCGCCAGCTCGGCATAGCGATCACGGGTGGCTTCCCATGGGGAGCGGGGGATCATCCGGTCCAGGGCGTCGGGGTGCATGGTCATTGCGAGACCAAACGGGCAAAGCTCTCGCCGCCGTAGCCGCCACGGCTGGCCTCTATGGCTTGGGCAATCGTCAGGCTCGTCGTTCTTTCCGGGTCGATCCCGAGCGACAGAAGGTGTGAACGCGTTCCGCTTTCGCAGGCCCCCGTCAGCAGGCGATAGTCATTGAACTCGACAGTCCCCCGCGCCTTGATCGTGGCGACCAGATCATCAACGTCGAAATCTCGACTGGCGACCTTGAACCGCAGATCGCGCAACGCGGATTCCATCGTGTCGCCGTGGGCAAAGGTCTCGCCGTCCTGGACGACGAAGCACCGCTTGTCGTTCTTGAGGTCGCCCTTGAAATATTGCGCGGACCAAAGGGTGACAGAGCCCTTCCGGCGCTTGCCGATCAGGCGGGTGCAAATGCCGTCGATTGTGGCGACGCGGATTTGACGGCCACGATAGGTGAAGGGTCCAGTCGTCAGGCTGCCGAGGTCGAGGTAGCCGCCCGCCGACAGGGTCACGCCCTCTGGCAGGGTCGTCAGGCTGCCGAGGTAGAGGGAGCCGCCCGCCGACAGGGTCACGCCCTCTGGCAGGGTCGTCAGGCTGC